TAAACCTTCTTGTGCACAGTCTTCTGGAATATTTTGGGGGGGAGAACTAAGATCACCTTCAATTATATTATTTGGAATATGACTTACCTTATTATATAATTTATTCCACGAATCATGTATTTCATCAAACCGATACCAATATTCTTTATTAAGCCAAAACCAAAGATCATGCATCCATTGATAATTTGCACTAGTATCTTTAGCCCAAGTTACGGCAGTTTCCGTTTGGATAAACGGAAAGCCTGGATCTAAATCATTAAGGTCTTTAAGTATTGAACCTTCAGGATCTAAGAGATGATGAGTATTACATAAAATTTGTGCATATACTGGAATCATCTCTTTTACGTGATCATCACAATGTGCGTAAGCACACATTTTTGGATCGGAATCCAAAATAAATATATTCATCATGTTACATTCTCAATGTGCGTGGCCTATAAAAAATATGTGTATCAATTTTTGCTGTTTTATGTTTTCTTCCTGCCCATCTTGGAGCGGCAATATAATCAGCGTGGTAGTTAAGAGCTCCATCTGTAATGTCAGGTAATTCATCTTGTCTTAAGAGAACATATTTTGCTAACTCTTGAGTGTCGGCCCATAATTTTGTGTTTTTTCTTGGCTCATCACCCTTACCATCACAATACCAACTAAATTGACAACGATCTCTTACTGGTAATTGTAGACCATTACTTGTTGTATAATGTAGGCCTTCATAAACTACTCCACAAACTGTATTTGGATAATACTTGGAGTTTACCCTATTTAATGTTACTTGTGCAACGGCTAATTTTCCTGCAGTACTTTCTATTGCAGCTTCAAAAAATATATTCTTTGCCATACACAAAAGTTCTTTCTCATCAACTAAAAGATTTTTAGTTATTACATTATCTGCTATTTCAACCAATCCATCTATTGTAGTATTTTGTGGATGAAACCAAAGGAAGTCTCCTCTGGGTGATCCAGAACTTCCTACTGGGGAAGCTACAAAAGTACTAACAATGAGAACAAAAAGAAATAAAAGATATTTTTGCATATTCCTCGTTTTCTTTGGGTTAACGTTCCTAAAACTTCGGTCTATTTCTTTTAGGACCCCGTACAACAACTTCATTGCCTGAACCTAGTTGCGAACTTTTAATAAAAGCTGTAATGTCAAAATCTGATTCTAAAATATCAGGACCTAAAGGCCCTCGAAATTTTTTAGCTGACTTATCATAATCTAAAGTTATCACGGCATTTAATGGTTCAACAAATCTTGCTGTTACGGAACGTGGTAGAGCTGAAGTTTTATCATAATCAATCCGCCGTAGTTCGGCTTCTTTGGTAGTTTCAACGCCTTCAGATATACGCTTAAATTTAACTATTCTGTTTTCAAACTTGTTTATATTAATCATTTACTCTATGGTAATATTTCTGGAAAAGTGTCTTTGACTAGTTTATAGGTTAAACCTCTATAGTTTAACTTCTTATCTTTAACTTGAATTACAACTGTAGCCTCTTTAGGATGTAAACTTTCTAACATAGATACAAAAAGTTGTTCTCTTCGTAATTGAGTAAGTCCATCATGGCCCCCTTCAATGTATAGATAAAATTTTCTAATATTGGGATATAGATATGTAGGATTGTACTCATCAGGAGAACCAATCGTTTTGTACGGTGGTGCACCAGAAGGTAGAGCAAATTTTATATCTGGATGAAAGGCATATTTTAATAAGTCCTTTAGAGGATTTGATTCATGTTCCAATAGAACTTTTTTTCTAGCTCCAAAGGAATTAGCAGCGGCTACTTCCTCAAATATTAATGGAATGCTTCGTACACTCATAAATTAAAACTCCGTTAAATTTTCTGTTAAGTTCTTTAATCTATGATTAATGAAATATGTAAGTAGTCTTTTACGATCACCAACTGCGTTTGTTTCGAATTGTTCTGTTATATTTATACGAATTGACTCAGGCACTTCACTTAGATCAATTAACTGTTTGTTTCTATTATAGTTTCTTAACATTTCAGCATCACAATACATGTCTGGATCTAAATCATACCACGCATCCACTTTTTTCTTGGTAATCGGTTTTTGGCGTCTACCCTCATCGATAAACACGTTATCATCAGACATAATATTTGGAACACCATCGCCAACATCTCCTTTTATAAGTTTTTCATGAAGTGACCATTTTGAATCTCCTTCAACAAACTTCTTTTGCATTGGGGAATATTGTCTAACATTAAACTGATGTAGTTGAACAAAATCTTTATCACTCGACAGTATCAATGTTCTTTCATTTGCAAGTCCTACTAAAACAGCAATAATATCATCAGCCTCTGCTTTCTCTACTTCAAGCACTTGATATGGAAACCATTCTGTCAACTCTTCTTTTAGTTGATTCAAACATTCATATAGATTATCCCAATCAACTGGGGCTGCAGATCTAGTTTTTTTTCTAGAAGCTTTGTAGTTTGGGAAGAGCTCTTTACGCCAAGATTTTCTAGAATCACAACATAAAATCAATTCACCAAATTCACTTACAAACTTAGTTCTATATAGGCGTAATACATTTAGTACAGCGGGTCTAATCACATCCATATCTACAGAAGTAAATTTGGATGCTGTCATGTATGAACCAATAAAGATTTGTGAAAAATCAACTAGTTGTGCCATCTTCTATTATCTCGTATTCAGCTGATTCCTCTACATCCTTTCGGACAGATTCTTTTTCTGCTCTCACTTCAGGAGAGTCTTCTATAGCGTGTAAGAATTGTCGCCATTGACCGGCCCGTAAATCCCAATTATAAAACATATCGAAATAACTACGTTGTATCTTCAGTAGATTCTGTACATCATCATCCCAGAAATGTTGAATAGCCCGACCCAAAATATGTCCATGTACTTGTGCGTGTTTGTCTGGGTCTTCTTCGAATCCATACATCCAGGGAAAGTTTGCTCCTGTTTCTGGTAGTGCCCCAAGATTAGGAACAACTGCTAAACATCCAGCACTACATGCTTCCATCAAAGTGATACAACTTGTTTCCTCGTAGATACTTGGATATGCAAAAACATGCTGAGTCTTTAATGCTTCGCGTATCTCATCATTTGATACTGTACCATAATAATTAACACCATCCATCTCTTCTGCACGTTTGTATATGTGCCGGAATTGTTCATCTAAATGTGGGCGATCATATAACTTAAAACTAGAATAAATGTTTAACTCTGCATTCAATCCTTCCTTGAGATCTTTTCTCATAAACTCCCAAGCATTCAAAAGTAATTCCAATCCACGATGAGGCGTAGAAAAATAACAAACATTTATCTTACCATCTTCTTTCGGTTTTTCATGTTCCGGAATAGGACGGATTGCATTTTGAATTACGACACCTTTTTCAAAAGGAAATCCAAGATGTGTTTTAAATTGATATTGTTGCCAATGACTAACAAAAACTATTCGTTCAAATTGGGTCCAGTTTTCTTTTTCCTTTAAATGTTGAACTTCAGGATCACTTGCTAAATCATGTATCCAAAGAATTCGTTGCTTATCAGGATCTAATTTTCTAACTCTTGTCATGATCCATTGAAACTTATCTTGTATTCCCGGCTCTCTCTTATTCAACTCTTCAAAAAGCCACTTCTGCATAAGTTCTGTACCACCCATTGCTTTTTTAGAAACCGCATCTATATTTAAATCATCACTACCATGATCAACAATAAATTCTACTTCCTCATCTGGATTAGAGATTGATATTTCTGTTGATTGTGGTTGTGGTGGGGGATTTCCTAAAGTATTGGGGCGTTCATCCATGTTCACTGCTTTAACCATAATTCTCCATTAATTAAATTGTATTCATTATTATATAGTAAAACCACAGGAGCTCGTAGTGAGAGAATGGTTTCTATTGTACCTAGCTGGTTGAACTAGGAGGAGAAATTGAAACCTCTACTACCCCTGTGGTATTTTTAATTATACTTATATTATATCATGTATTTACTATTTGTCAACCCTATAGAGTTGCAGTAAATTGTTTATCAGTCTTTGCGTGTATTGCTTTTACTGTACGATGTTGATTGACTGTTTCCAGCTCGTTAGTCCACACAGATTTAATATCTGGATACCAATATCCTACAGTTCTTTTTGGTGTGCCATCTGGATAATATGCCATAGCGACTACTTTAGGAATTACTTTTTTTGTTTCATTTTGTCCTGAAAACATC